TGAAGCATATCCGGCCTAATTTACATATTTTTGCAAATGAGACTTTAATTGATCCTACTTGAAGTATACCAACGTTTTCGACAAGTGCAAAATGCATAAGTGCCGCTTCTTCGTATTTTACGCCCCATTTCATATGACCCGCGGTTGTTTTGGATTTTACAAATGGGGCATCGTTTAATTTGTCTATAATATTCGCCCTAACATCGGCCTTTGTTGGAAACCTATTCGTTTTTATGTATAAATATTTACCCACTGCACTCGCCGTTCCTGATGATTTTTTACGTAAAAAAAGCCAAGATGGGCTTTTTTGAACTACGTTAATGTAGTATTGTTCAGGCAATAGGTTTAACTCTTCTTCGCTAAGTTCAGAATACTTATCATCGCATATGTCTCGTATTAAATCAAGCGACATTGCTTTTTTATATAGAACAGCATAACTTGGTAGATTTAGTATTATATTAAAGTTAAAATCGTAATTCATAATTGATGATATATTATTATAATAATAAATCAATTACAATTATGTTTAAATCAATTACGATTCAAAGATATAAAATAATTATGACATCGCTCTAACCGCATCTAATTTTTTAACAATAGTTGCAAGTCTAAACGTAGTTTCTGATATAAGAAAAGAACATAATTCTTTTTCCTTAGGACGCGATAGTTTAATCATTGAAACATCATAATCTTCTAACTCCGATTTATGAAATTCGTCTCGCGCCGTTAGTATCCTTTGGGGAATTATAATAGTTTCAGGAAAATGTTCTAAATCTACGTATTGAAGTATTAACTGATAGGCTTTAATTGGCCCAATGTCGCGAATAGTTGCGCAATAATCGCAACCGGATAAAATACAGAAATCAATAAATTGTGATTGTGTTATGTGCAATTCTTCTAAAATTTTCGTTAAACTAAACACTTCAACCATTTTATCGCGTAAAAATGACGCAGTCATAAACCCGGTTATTAATGTAAAACATCCATGCGCAATTATGTCCATATCTTCGGATATAACCGCATCCGCTACTCCATCGATAACAAGGCGCGAACATAAGAAATCCGCTTCGCCTTTGGCACGAATCCATGGAACACCCCATAAATCAAATAAATGTTCTAAATTAGTATACATCTCTTTTGATACGGTTATAATATTTTTCTTGCTTTTTGAAATTATACTCGAATGTTCTGCCAAAAGTTTTAATTCGTCTTCGGAAAATTCGCGCTCAGATAATGCTTTGTCTATTTCATCGTTAATGTCTAATCCTGAATCTAGACTAATATTTAACAATTTATATATTTCAATATTAGATTTATCTATTGTTGCTTTATTTTTAACAGCAACCTGTTTTCGCGCAGATATAACTTCAGATTTTAGTATTGGCGCCGCGCCATCAAAAATAAATATAGGCATAATGTTATTTGTTAATAAATCAACAATAATCTGAGTAAAACCTTTCAAGTAATAGTTTTTGCCTTTTGTTTCCATGTTATAAACCATTTTATATAAATAACTGTTTAAATCGATGCATACAGTCTTATTTTTAAACTCTGTAAAAAATTGCACAATGCTGATGCCTGATGGCGCGGAATTCTTTAAAAACTTTCTAAGATTTTTGATTCCCATATTAATATAATATTAATAATATTAATAATCAATTAAGTATGATTATTAATAATCATACTTAATTGATTATTAATAATATTATATTATTATAATATAATGAGTGCTATTGCAGTTCAACCTATATCGAGCAACCCAAAAGGCGGTTCAAAAAATAAAAATGTTAATATTGATGACGAGATTGATATTGACGAAGACATTGACGAAGATATTGACGAAGTATTAGATGATGATAATGAAGAAGACGACATATATGAAGACGCTGATGTAGACGCTGATGCTGATGTAGACGCCGACGCCGACGCGGACGTAGATATATATGCTGATGCTGATGTAGACGCTGACGCTGACGCTGATGCGGACGTAGATATATATGGAGCGATACCAAAACATAGCACCACCAAAGAAGCATTAGACGACTTTATATTTGAAGGAACAACAGAGCCGGATGACGATATCGGTTTTTCTAAAAAAATAAATGCAAATAATTTTAATGATACTGAGTTTTATAATAATGTTATTATGAAACCGACATTAACAACTAAGTATTTGACCCGTTTTGAGAAAATTAGGGTTATAAGCGAAAGAATAACAATGTTAACAAATGGCGCGCCATCTACATTATCTCATGAAACAATTGCCGATAAAACTAATATGGAAATCGCACATTTGGAATTAAAACAGCGCAAATTGCCCTTTATTATCCAAAGAAAATTACCAAACGGTTTAATCGAAAATATATCAGTCAATAATTTAATAGATATAAATAAATTATAATAATAGCCTATGACCAAGTATACGAACAATGAAAACACGTCATAGTCATTATCCTATCCGGCGATGCTTTGTTGCTTAACAATATTTCCGGCAAAATATGCGGATCTATGACACAAGGGCATTCTGGGTTTATACACTGATACCCCGATGTGCGCAATATTGTTTGGTCGTATTTAGTATTTTGTATAGGGATTGCATACGTGCAATTATTGCTTTGATAATTAGACGATTTAACGAAATGCATTTTTACGTTCTCTTCTTCGACGTAATTGCATCTTTTGCATTTTAGTATTAGTTTAGACTCTAAGTTTCTATCATACGTAAAAATAGAACTACAGTCTGGGCAAAATTTTATTATATTGTTCATATTATTATATATTATAATATATAATATATTCAATTTTGTAATTGATTTTTATTATTTAAACATCATTAGGACATGGACAAACTGTCAACTTCTTTTATCCAATTAAAAAAAGATTTAATGAATATGCGCACAGAAGATATAAGAAACGTTATTTCAATGCTCGAAACTAAACATAGTTTTAAAGAAGACCATGATGAGTTTATATTAAAATATATGGCTACTTATGAATCAGACGCAATAATTCCGACAGTTCATGAAACGCTTGAAAGCCCTAAAATAAATTATCTCAAATGTCGCGGAAAAACGCAATCTGGTGAGCAATGTTCGCGCAATATTAAGAATTCTACATTATACTGCGGAAGTCATATGATTAAACGCCCACATGGGTCTTTTCCTTTATGAAAGCGCCGCGAAGTAGTCTTTTGTGATAGCATGATATTGTTGTAAATTAATAATTTCTGTATCTACATATTTCTTTGTCAAATAGTCATTTATTTGACTACGCAATTTTAGATTTATTTTTTCGATTAAAACCTGTTCATCTTCATCAGGATTGCCTTTGTCGTAAATTATGCGGGTTTCAGGGGTCAATTTATTCCATAAAATAGTTCGATATTTTCCAAATACTGAAGATATTTCTTCTTTTATTACCCACAACGGTTTAATATTAAGGATGCCTTCTGTATCTGCATTTTGCAACGATTGCAATATGCGCGTTATTCTACCTTGCACACAATGAACATTGTCGTCGTCGATTATACTATCGGCCAATTCAATTGTCAAATTATCTTTTATTGTATGCATAACATCCTTATTACATGGCGCGTTTATTCTGTTCCATATTAAATGTAAAATCTCGATTTCGGAAATGTTTAATCTGGTAAGCAATCCGTTATACTTCTTTATCTTTTTGAGTGCAACGAGGGCTTTATCTTTGGCTTCATCTAAACACTTTGACTCATTTAAAATATGATGCCTTATATCATTAATTAATTCGCCATCTGTTATTTTTACATTTTTCTTGCATTTTTTTAGTGCATTTATCGCTAAACTAATATGTGATTGCACACTTGTATCATGAACGTTTTGTGTGTCTCCTGGATTATTTTCTACTACATGGCCCCGCCGATTATTTTCAGGTTCTAATTGAATAATTTCAATATCAACAAGCCCATCTAAATTAATGCCTGCTTGGTCAATAAATCTACGTAATATGTCAATAGGTCTATGTTGTAAATCGCCATCAAAGCCGGCATTGGCGCCAACGCCATTGCCAGCACCAATGCCAGCGCCGCCATTCATTGCAAGATGACCATTATCTAACTCATAAATTTTATGGTTATATAACAATATTAAATGATACATGTTAATTAGGTAGACCATCAAATACCTAAACGATGTATTAAAATCTTTGGTTAATCCCTCTTTAATCTTCTTATAAAAAAAGAATGGCAAACTTATTAAGGCTACAATAATAACAAGCAAAGATTTAAATTTAAGATGATACATATTTACAAAAAATGTTCTAAGTTCATCTGCTAAGGGTCTTGGCATTGCCGTATATTATTATTATATTATATTTTAATTTTCCTATTTTAACCTTATTCCTATTTAACAATATGCTTACATTCCTAATAACATAACAAACAAAGAAATGTCCGATTATAACTCTATTATTTTAGATAAAGAAAATAACATGATAATAGAAGCAATAGCGGGTTCTGGTAAAACAACAACACTTAAAAAAATAGCACAAGAAAACCCCGACAAACAATGTCTCTTAATTACGTATAGTCGCTCACTAAAAGATGAGATTGATGCAACTAATGAGTTAAGCAATTTGAACTGTTATACCTTTCACGGATTAGCAAGTCATATTTTTTCAACCCTAATATCAACCGATTATTTACTTGAAATGCATAAAAATGATGCGATTATTATTCAAGACCACATAATCGAAACACAAATTGTAATGATCGACGAAGTCCAAGATATGACGCCGTTATACTTCCATTTTATAATCCGCATATTAGCAATAATCCCGCACGTTCGTTTAGTATTAGTAGGCGATTCTTTGCAAACTATAAAAGAATATATCGGCGCCAGACATGAATTCTTAACAGATGCAGAAAATATATTTAGTAAGTTTTGGAAAACAGATCGGCCTTGGAAACAATACTACTTGCGTTTGAGTTATCGCCTAACTCCCGCTAATGCGGACTTTATTAATAGTCAGATTTATAACAAAGCAGTTATTACTCCGGGAAACACGAAGTCCAAAAATCTAAAACCAGACTATTTAGGCTTGCCATCTTTTGTTATAGATAATAAGATAAATTCAGATATTACTTTGCTCATTAAAAAATATATTAAAATTTATGGTATAAATAATATCTTAATTCTTGCTTCTTCGTATGGTATAACCAGTCCCGGATTCTTACTCGCGGACGACTTGCGCAAATATGCCCATAGTTTTCCGATAAATGCAGGCAATAACGCGAGCAATATTTATCATAATAAACTAATATTTAGAACCTTTGCTTCTTGTAAAGGATTACAAAGTAAATGTATAATAATTCTTGGGTTTGATGAAAACTATTTTATGTATGCAGATAGGGGTTGGACTAAACAAGACGCGGTGCCGAATATTGTAAGTGTTGTCGCAACAAGGGCAATAGAAAAACTCGTAATAATTGCACAAGAAGATAAAACAATGAGGACATTTAAATTTCCTGAGTTTTACGATAAGGTAAACATATTAGCAAATATTAAACGAATAAAATCGCCTTATATAATCAAATGTATTCCTTGCGGAAGAATACTTAATGGTCATGCCATTGTAAAACATAAGTCTTTGCAGGTCGAATTAGATATATTAAATAAAATAAATGTAATTATGACCGATGGCATTGTTCCATGTCCTATCAAAATAAATGATGTTATTCTTTTTAAATCCCGTAAAAGAGGCGAAATATATGAGTCGGTTATACATTTATACCAAAAAGTAATAATGCAAATAGTTAAATATGAAATAACCAAAGACAAGTCGGTTTTATACTATTTGCCAGAGACAGATAAACATATCAGGGATTATATTGTTCAAATTTTTAAAGGCGAATTAATAAAAGAAAGCATAAAAATTAAATCGCAATATTTGCTTAGACAGATAAACAATTTTAATTGGATTAATTTAGATTACATAATGACATGTGTTAATATGATTATGGGTATAATATCGCCATTAGCGCATAGTCAGAGATATTCCAAAAAAAATGGCGAAGACATAATAAAATGCAAACTAAAATATATTTACGATAATATTGGCTACATTTTTAATTTTACAGCCAATAACAATGAAACATGCGATAACGAAACAATTTTATATTCCGCGCTTTGTCTCGCAATAAGCGATTTATCTTGTATAACTATTATACTAATCCCGAATGGAAAACGACATGAAATCAGGTTAAAGAGCGATTGTAAACAGGATATTATAAAGTTGTTAATGCATGAAAATAATAGTAACAATGCAAATATATATGAAATATTAAATAATATCGTTATAATATAGTATAATGCCCGCTACACTCGAAGAAGCATATAATGATCCATATTCAATATCTAAACGCAAATATGAAGCATCATTTTTATCACAAGACAATAATACATCATGTCCTTCAAGGACATCATCTTTTATTAGAAATCCAATAACAACGCAAACATCACACCCATCACAAACATCACAACTTAACTTTGGTGAAATCAAAACTATGCCAGTCCACAACAAAATTGCACAGAATGCAGGAACAATGCCCAACATGCAAGGAATAATTCCCACCATGCAAGGAACAAATCAAAGCATAAATCAAGAAATGCGCGGAACAACTCCAAACATAAATACGAAATCTGTTCCTAAAAAGAAAAAGAAACATAGAAAAGTAAAGAAACAAAAAGGCGGACGGCGCCATAGAAAATCTAAAAATAAACATTTTCTATTTTTTGTAAATGTTATCTTCGGACTCATCATTATTTTTGCTTTTGCGCTTTCTAAAAAATATTTTGCGGGTTATTGATGCACGCATTGTTGCGGGTGTCCTTGATTCTGATGTTCATTTATATCTATTCTCGGATGCCATCCTTCGGCGCTTTCGGCATATTTAATTAAAACCGCTTTTTCATTAATGACGGGCACGACTAAATTAATACCAAATATTTTCTTTAAATAATCTTTACGCTTTTCAGAAAATCGCTCCGGGAAAACAACAACAAAATTAATTATTAAATCTGACCGAGGAGTTATTCCTTTGCCACGAATAACATATTTATCGCCAGGCGCGATTATAAAATCGGGTGCTATTATAATCTGCTGTTTGCCATCAAGAAATGGTAAAACCTTATAAAATGATTCCGTAAGCGACTCGCCTAAACTAAGAGTCAAAGAACATTCTAAATTGCCCGATCGAGTAATTGAATATATTGAATGTTTGGCAAGTTCGCCAATTATTAAGTATAACTGATCGCCCATTTGCAATTTTTTTGTTAAGTCCATGTTGCCTGGTTGAAATTTTACTTCAACTTTTTTAACAATAACCGAAATACAAGTCCCGTTGCATTTATTACATTTATTGCCAGTAATATTTTCTTTTTTTCGTTGCCCACAAAAACACGCCTTACATTTATTCGCAATTTGTTGTGTAAAAGGCCCAAGATTTATTAATTGCACTACTTGCCCCGAACCCGAACATTCAGGGCAAGTTTCCATATGCATAATGCAATCAGTGCAAAGGGATTTTGACATAATTTTTTGCGTATGGACATAACCACTATGTAATTGTTCGAGTGTTAGTTCGATTTTAATAATGTAAGTATTGCTCTGTTCGTCAAATTCTGGCGGCGAATCGCCAAAACAGTCATAATTTTGCTTACTTGTTGGGTCAGATAAGATATTATATGCATTATTAATCTCTTTAAACTTAATCGGGTCGCCGTTTTTATCGGGATGATGAATTAGCGCTAATTTGCGATATGCGGATTTTATTTCGGCTTGGGTTGTTGATGCTGTTATGCCCAATGTAGTATAATAACTCATAATAAATATATTTTGCACATTATATTTAAATCATGAATTATCTGCTTGCATACTCGCAAGCATTTCATCCCATGGCGGAAACTGATAAGCATCATCTATAATCTGAATCTGATCTAATTGTGCCTTTTCTTCGGCATAAATGTCGGTATAATAATCCTTATGTGTTATATAACATATATATATCCAAAGTATAATATATATAACAATGTTCAAAATTATGAGTATAATAATAAAATAAATTATTTTTTTGAACCAATACAAAGTGCACATATATTATTATATTATAAATAATTATAATATATAATATACCATGTCGCTATTAGATAAAGAACCGCTATTCAGGAAACGCGAGTGTAGGTATTCATTGATACCTGTTTCTCCAGAGTTTTCGGTCGAATACTCATTATTTAAGAAAGCAGAAAGCAATTTTTGGACATCAGAGGAGTTTGATTATACCAAAGATGCAAAAGATTGGCCACTTTTAGATAAAGGAAGCCAAGAGTTTATTGAAAACATGTTCGCTTTTTTTTCTGGGGGCGATTACATAGTAAATGACAATTTGGCTATCAATTTTTATAAAACTTTTGATATACCTGAAATAAGGGCATTTTATGCCAATCAGATTTTTATGGAAACTATTCATAGCGAGACTTATGGGCTGTTAATAGACAAATTAATTAAAGACCCGCACCGTCGCGAGGAATTGTTTAATTCGTTCAAACATTTGCCACATATAAAGAAGTTATACTTATGGGCGCAGAAATGGATCAGTTTGACACCAGAAGACGAAATGACAGCATATTGCGTTTATGAAGATCGCGCGTTTTTGTGGTCAATGTATAAAAAACTCGTAGCATTTGCGTGCGTTGAAGGTATTATGTTTAGTGGGCCATTTGCCGCTATTTATTGGATTAGGGAACAAGGATTAATGGATGCGCTGACTGGTTCAAATAATGTCATCGCTAGAGACGAGGGGTTGCACACAGTTTTTGCATGCCAATTGCTATCGCGCTTTGTTGTCCGCCCGCCTCAAGATCATGTTATTGCAATAATAACAGAAGCAGTCGAAGCAAGTCAAGAGTTTATTTCTGAGAGTATTACTAAACTAACCGGCATGACTCGCGAAACAATGAATCAATACATAGAATACGTAGGCGATAATTTAATGCAACGTATTGGATTGCCCAAATATTGGAACACACCTTTGCCAAGCACATTCGCTTTTATGGAAAAAATATCATATGATGGAATGTCAAACTTCTTTGAAAAGCGATCAACTGAGTATGCTATTTCGGCTGAAAATAGCAACACGTTTGCAATTGACGAGGATTTTTGAGGGCAATGGATTATTGAGGGCAATGGATTATTGAGGGCAAGGTATTATTTTAGGATTAACAATATGACATTGTTTCATTGATTCGTCAAATGACCATACTTGTTTTGTTATTGATTGCGGAGGGCCTATATACTCAACTGTTTCGCACTTTTGTCCGGGTTTACATGACATATTAAATAGTGAGGCAAGACCTAAGCCCCATAGTATGCTTAATATGATTATAGTTGTCCTTGATTTAAAAAAATCATCCATTATTATATATTAATGGTTGATTTTTTTAATAATCGCATTGCATTATTATTATTTGTATTCATAATTATAATCATCAATTATGAATTAAGCCAGAATGTGTCTAATTTTGAAAACGAAAAATACGACTATGTTGCGGATTTATCTAATAAGATAATAAATGAAATAAACAATGAAGAGGTGCAATCGCGGAATGCGATCTTGCAAATTATTATAAACAAATTTAGTATTATGAACGTAGCCACAAAAAACACGGCATCAGGGCAAAGATTAATTATGCGATTACAATCGCAATCACAACAACAATCAACATCAAGAACGCAATCAACATCAAGAACGCAATCAACATCAAGAACGCAATCAACATCAAGAACGCAATCAACATCAAGAACGCCAATAATGGTTGAAGCCCGTGCCAATCATATTATAAATATGTTTCCTATTTTAATAGAAATTATTTATCCGGTTTTAATATTCGTCAAATGAAAGTGCCCTTAATATCATCTAATACTTTATTTTCCCTTCTTATTTTGTCGGCATTTTTGTCGCGTTTTGGCGGGACATCGCTTTGTAAAATATCGTAGCCTTCTTTATGTAAGGTATAAATATATTTGTCATAATCATTTAACTTATCTTTGTTTAGATATAACCAATTAATATAATCGCGCGGGCGCATGTTTTCAAACTTAGCATATTTTTTAAAATAGTCTAATTGTTTAGGATTCATGGCTTTTATATCTAAATAATAATTCTGAATAGTTGATGGCAGTCTTTGCGTCGATGTCATATGAACGCTCTTGCTTTTGTATAAAGCGCTATTGTAATGCCTATTAATGCATGCCGGGTTTGCATCGAGTTCGTGTTGCATATAATATATTATTATATTATAATTATAACCGGTTTAACATCATTTAAAATCTCCAGGTATTGATACCTATTCTTAAGCCCGAATGCTTTGCTCAATCCTATATCTACTCGAAATAATGCACCAGAACACGAACTGTTAATACCGTTTTTTTGGACATTATGGCCGATAACTTGCGATTTTACATTATAATCATTATTTGCTTTTATTGCTTTTGCACAATTCGGCAAACCTGCATATTGTCTATGCCAAAAAGAGGTATTAATGATATCGTTCTCTGGAACACTTATATTCCCAAGAATAAACTCACGAACAACGCCATTAATTGCGTCAATAGAATACCTTGAACTTATTTCCGGCAAAACTCCTGCATGTGAAAATAACCAACTGCCTATTTTTAGAATAGAAACTGAATTGCACGCTAACAACTTGGCAATTTTGCCACCTGGGCGTAAATATTCTTTACGTTTTCCATCGAAATCAGTCATACCCAAAGGCGATGTATACGAAAAATTGCCGAAGATATTCATCAATTCATGGTTTCCCAACAATATATGAACCTCGCTTTGATACCTGCGGGCATGTTTGCGTAAATTAATTAATAATTTAATTATCGTATATTCAGATTTTTCATCGCCATTGTTAAATGTTCTACTTCCTCTATCCAAAATATCGCCCATAATAACTAAATGAGTTTCGTGTGCAATCCAATTCATATTTTTGTCAATAAGTCGCGAATGAAATAGTATTGATGTTAATGCATTTAAATCGCCATGAATATCTCCTACAGTTATTATTCTTTTTGCACTGGGAAAACTCCCTTCTGGGTTTATTTGACAATAGTTCATATAATAATAAATATTATTTTTAATAATTATTATGATATAATAATGCAGGATTTAGGTTAATGTAAGTTATGGTTTTGGTTGTTGTTTTTCAACCGTGCTTCCTTCGCTTTCAGTTTCAGTTTCGGGCTCAGGTTCAGTTTCAGTTTCAGTTTCGGGTTCAGATTCAGTTTCGGGTTCAGATTCAGTCTCCGCTTCGCTTTCTTCTTCCTCGTTTTCTGTTTCATCCTCGCTTGTTTCGGGTTGTTCAACAGTTTCTACTTCATTTACCGCAACTGCGCCTTGTTGTGGCATTCTAACCGCGCGCTTGTTATCGGGATTCTCAATTTTTACATATTGGTTGCGTGCAATAAACGAATACATTAAATAGACCGGCGCAAAAAATGCCGCACCAATAGAGTATAAAACGCGCCATCCTGTAGTTGCTTGCTCATTCCAATGCCATGAAAAAAACACCGCACCAATTAATAGAACAATCATAAAAATTGCGTGTATAAATGCTTTAAGAGACCATCCTACTCTGATCCAACTATGATGTTTATGATCAGAATCACCGGATGACGATGACGAATTATTATTCATGCTTGTGCTTGCCTCATTGTCAGTATTTGTCGAATCATCAGTATCTGTCTTTTTACTAAAACTAAATGCTGAACCCATTATAATATATTATAATATAATAAATTATTATAATTTATCTTTCAGAATAAATAATATACGACCACATAAAATCAAAATCGTTTTTAGGTTTTTTAATATCATGATTCGGCAAATATGAAAATAGTTCAGTAAAAATAATATTTTCTTCGTGCTTCCAATGCACGCATTGCATTAATCTCAATAAATTATCAAAAAATATTGCAATGTTAATGCTTTTTTCATTAATGTAATCTTGTTGTTCGATATAATCGAGCAAAGTAAACCCATTTAAACACGCCTGATAAATATGATACTTTGGAACATTATTAACAATAGTCTTTTCGAGTATAAAAACATGACCGGAAATATCTAAATTAATACTACATATTAATACACAGTCGTTCGGCTGGGACATAATAAACTTTTTACATGCAATAACGTTTTGAGATACATTATTCGGTGATTTGGTATTATAAATTTTTCTTAATCGTTCGACCTCAAAAGCCCGCAGTTCAACCGCACCGCGGTTTAAATGAATCAAAGAAAGAAATACCGCCCGCGCCACTGTTCCACAGTCATAACAATCTATTACACTGCGCTTTGATATAACAGTATTATTAAAAATTTTACCTAATAAAATAACTAATTCATCCGAAGCATGGCCGTTTTGTTTTATAGTTCCATCACATAGAGACAATAACATACTTAAATTTCGTGTTTTAGAAATAGCGGTTGCATTAGCAAAAAACCATGCATGGCCTGAGTTTGCTATACCTAACAACCCCAACAAATCGTTTTCGGGGGTTATGCCTTGTTCGTGAATATAACAACGCATATGATATTTATACTCAAGAGACATCGGATATTTTATCAATTTTTCCAAAGAGTTATATAAATATTCGTTAGTCGACATATAATTTCGATAATTATAATAATTATCGCGACAGGCAATATTATATTTAACATATGGCATTTATATTATCTGTGCTACCCCAAGCCCCAAATATTAAAACAAATATCGCAACTAATGAACCATGCACAATGTAATGAGCATACGGCAACCACATAAATGCGGGCAAAATAGTCGCTTTTATTATAGGGATAACCGTTATTACTATATTACCTATTATAAATCCCAATAACGGCCAAAATGTATTTTTATATATAACGCCAAAATCATAATTATCGCATGTTGCCATAGTTGTCATTATGCCGGTAATAAAAGCAACCGCCTGCAATAATATCAAATTAAAAAATATTTTTATTGTAGTCAAAACAACAATATTAGGCGGATCCCATGGTATCCCTCCCCAACGATACGGATCATAAATGGCGGGTAATATGCTTGTTTTAACAAAGAACGGTATAAAAATACTCGAACCTGCGGTTATTAGATTGCCCATATAATCATATGTATTATTATTTATTAATGCCAGCCACGATTATTGCTTATTTATACTTCGATAAGCAAGTTCTTCAATTGATATTCTGTTATTACCAACATATTTAAAATTAACATCAGCATCAGCATCAGCAACCCCCTCTATACTATTTTGTGCATTCTGTTTGCGGTCTTTTAGTATAAAACATATTATTATAATAATGATAATTGGGATGCAAATGTTATAAACAAATAATTTTTTATAACTTGGGTTTATTTTATAATGCTTACTTTGTCCAAAGACTGAAGATTTATTATGCAAATTATGCAAATTATGCAAATTTCCGTGCAAATTTCCGCTCCTATGTCCTACATCATGCTTCTGCGTGCTGATCAAATTATTGTTATAAGTCGAGTTTAATAATTTAGGATGTATCAACGGGTTATTATTATGTTTCATTATATTATAATATAATGCGAAATATAATTCTTTTATCGGTATCATTGTTATTATTAGAACCCGTTATTTATCATTTAATACAACAGACATTATATTATATAAGATATAATAACACCATTATTTTTTACTGTTATTTTTTTATCTTAAATCATTTACTTTTTTCCATAATTGATGAAGACCATCATGCAAAGAAAAATACAGTTTTAGCATTATCGGTATCCTTTATTTATTTTATTGTAAACTTATTTTTACCGCGAATAAATTACTTGGCATATCATACAATATGTATTTCGCTTGTTATAATGTTATGGATAACAAGTGGGATCGCATAGAAACATGCGCGAACAACACCATTTATACCTTTTTACAACTTTTCTAAAAGGAAAATCGCCAGCAGTCAACGGCGAATAAGATAATAATGCATATATTAATATTGCTTTTATATCAAATAATTTTCTATCTTCGTCGTCGGCATAAGTATAAAACATTTGTATAAACGAAGAATGAACATTGCGACCATCATCTAATATAAAAATAGGATTGTCGTTAGGCTCGCTTAAATCGCCACCGTCTTGCACAAATATGTTTAACCATTCTAATATTTTTTTATAATTCTGTATTAAATGGCCGATACAATTATTACATGATGGGCAATTGATTAATGGCAAGGTCAAATTAATAGATGTCATTATAGCGCACTCTAATATATATTATTATTATTAATTTATTTTCAGTTCATATATATATATATGCATAAGTATGAATACGTAATGGCCAAGTTGTCAAAAAATATTGAGGTTGTTGATAAAATAAACATGGAAGTTATACAAACTAAAGAAGAAAAAAAAGCAAAAAGCAAAATAAACGGCACAATTGCGCTTGACAATGCGCAACAATTGCGTCAGTTGCATGACGTAATGCATAATTACGTCAACGATTCTAAGTCTAATTACGACAAAGCCGTCTTTGCGAACTATGCAACAGAATACTTATCATTATTGCAGACATATTCCAACTTCTACGAAAAATTATTTATTAAAGCAAATAATCTTGTTTATTCAGATAACGAAGTTCCCGTTTCTGCAACAGAATCATCATATATAAACAAGATATCGTTTAAAAGCAAAATATATCAAAAACTGATTAAGCCTAAGGTGCAAGGCGAACTATTTATTTTTGATTTTTTGGATTCAAAAAATGAACATCTCGTTGATGAGTTATATCTCCAACAAGTATTACAAAAATATGCATTATCAAAGACAGACATTAATGATATAATATTTATAATCTTTATGTTTATAATTATACGCTATTCTACAGATATAACAAGTTCAGAGTTATCGATATATATCCCTGAAGAGAACGCCTTCGTATTAAGTTATTTTGAAAATAATATCAATCAAACTATGCTTGACAGTAAAGCAATAAACGCAATTAAAAAATGCGTTATAAAAAACATTGTCGTAATAAACAAAGTTATAACCGAACATATTCCGCCCGCGTTTTTACAAGAAATAATTATAGACTAAACTAATATAAAATTTCTTCTTTTCCATAAAACAATGATTTATAACTCTTTGCACAAAAGAGGCATACTTTCATATTTTTAAACGTCGCAGAATGCTTTTTGCATTCATCACAACACGAACAAGCGCGGAATATATAATAAATGTAATTTGTGCCAACTGGCACCTTTTTTATGTATTCTGGCGGGAAAGTAATAGATGCCGTAGGACTATTTACTTCGGGCAACGTATAAGATACTTTAGCAAGTTCTTCATAATTATGCGCATATTTTATGTTAATGCATTTTTCCGTAGATATTATAAACTTTTTTGTATAGCCTAAATTTCGTAATGTTGCCATAAATAGGTCGTAGTCTTGGCTTACATAGTTAAAGTGAAACTCCTTAATAGTGCCAAAATCTGATATAATAAATAATGCATTCATAATGATATGAAATGGATAATATCTAATTATTAATTTTCAATTTAAAGAAAAAGTAGTTATACTAATTATAATTAATAAAAGACAACAATTATGATGAGCGAAAAAAATATTAAGAAAGAGAGTGTTCGTGAAGTCGCTCAAATTCCACAAATTGTGCTTACAAAATATAACAAATATATTCACAATATTTTTGCAGAGAAACTATCATTTTTGATGTTTGGGCGATCATTGCATGAAATCAATTCTGGAACTATTTCTGATATTGCAGAGAAGGGCTCACTTGCCTATGCGGCATTTAGTAAGGGTTTTCCATCAGGAAGATATTCTTACACGTTGCCAAAGGATATGCATGCATACTTCGATGGAACGCCGGTGGTATACCTAATCAGAGGCCCGTATAAATCAGAAAATAATCAGACTACCGGACTTGAGTTCTTTAGAGAAAAGGGTGTTGTTCCGGTCATTGATCTGTTGAACCAATTTTTGAATAAGTATTCGATTGTTGTTCAAGATAGGCCAACTAAGACAGGCGGATTTTTATATTTCATTTGGGATTTGCCACAGTTCGAAGCAAACAATGAGGCATATCGCGCAAAGAAGAAATCTGAACGCGAAGATTAATTAAGCGCAATTTAATAGGACTGCGCGTTAATATGTAAATTCTGAACATGAATTCTTTCGTCGTCGTCTTCATCATCATCATCATCGTAATTAAAATTGTCAGAGTCTTCTTCTGAGTCATTATTTGGCGGTTGCATTTGTGTGTGCATTTGCATGTGCGATTGCGATTGCATTTGCGATTGCATATTGCAATGTATTCTTACCATAATTCTATCTTCTTTAGGTTCTTGGTATACAACCTTTAATTGACTGCGGATTGCCATATAAAAATCGGTTAATTCGTCTGTTTGCCACTTAATTATATCATTTACAATTTTGCTTTTCGCTAATGCGCGTGCATCATGAATGCATTTATATTTATACTTCATTTTTTTATAATCGCGAATTATCATTTGATAATTATTAACCCACTTTTGCAAAATATTACGGTGATATAATTTAATATCACTGTAATATTGTTCATTTGAAACACCCGCACCACATAATGTTGGAAATATTGGCAAATATTCCAATAGGGAATACTTCTCTATTTTAGAGTTATAATACCCCATCAACTCTGCGCAAACTTTATACCTCAAAACCGTTTTAGTTGATGTGCCGAGATACTGTTTTTGGTTTGCATACCAAACGCGCATCACGGTATATTTACGAAGGTATTTTTGCATAATGCGATAATTAAGTTTTATGCTTGTATACTCGTCCATGATATTATAATAATTAATATAATTTTTCAATTGCAATAGCGCCAAAGTAAAACGCAATTGAGTCGAGAACGGGTTGTGTTATTTCACGCCGTTTTACGTAATATTTAATGCCCGATAGTATAATTTTTGCCTTAATATTTTTTGGTTTTTTAGGGCGCACTTGTGTATATTTGCGCAAGTTTTGTTCAGTAAAAACGCTTCTTTGTTGTGCGCTCATTTTTTTTGCTACATCGCGAGTCTGATAAAATAATCCTTGTAAATAGCAGTCCGCCAAATCATCCTGTTTTTTTGTGTTATTATAAAAATTAATGTAATCTACTTCGCCATATTTGTTTAAGTTCCATTCGCAATATTTACATGCAAACCATTTATTCCTATCGTATTGGTTCTTAATAGGGCATTCTATTATCGGGCCGTCATATATGTATAACTTATTTTTTGGGTCTATCCATTCAATGGCAAAATTTGCATAATTGCCTATTTTAATAATAAAATAATCAAAGATTGCATAAGCAAGCGACCGCATTTTTTCAGTGGCGAGTTTAGGTTGGCGTTCTATAATAACAGTCGAAATCATTGAAAAATCAAAAGAGTCCAATTTTTTAAATAGCAATAACCGCAATTCTAGGTCATTTATATTATCTACGGTATACCACCGACAATTATTATTTTTATTATGGCGTTCGCAAAATCCGTTGCATTTATCATCAATATATTTCGCCATTGCACCGCAATTGCATAATAATTTTTTACTGATTTTCTTCATTCCGGCAACATCGCCTTTATGAATTTCACAATAATTGATACACGCGTCATTATTTTGAAACTGCCATTTTGCTTTATTAGTGCATTTTGCGCCATCTTTTTTGATGCCGTCGCAAATATTATTGTTTAAGTCGGTTTGTAATAAGTCTATTAGTTTCCAATCTATTATTTTAGATTTTTCTAAAATACAAAATGATAAATGCTTTATTGCTACATCTATACTTAAAATATACTTTGGATCATTATTGATGCTGATGTCTCTGTCTCTATCTCTGTCGTTGTTGTTGTTGCATTTAGGTTTTATTACTCGAATTTTTGGTTTCGGTAATTGTTCAATCATGCGCAACTTTATTTTCTTTGGTTCAGTCATTTATTGTTATTATGAAATCAATATTAAATATAAAATGTATAATATCGCGACATTAATGCTAAATATTAGTATATCTGTTATAAAATTGCCAATTTCGATATGTGAGTCTAAATATTTTATTGAAAAAGTGCATTGAATAAAGGGTATCAAAGGATCAATCAAAGGATGTATTAAATTATGAACCATAGAATTGGACAGTTCGCGAACATGGTTTAACAACAACAATCCTATTATAAGTTTTACGATGTCGTGATTTTGCAGAAACGTCTTAACTGAATTTTTGCGAGTAAAACGCGCCTTTTTCTTATATATAATTAATCCGATTATTATAAACATTACTAAAATTAAGCCTGTATAATTAGAAAAATGCTTTTCGTTTAATGGGCGGTTTGCACACGAATACATTTTTTTATATATATTATCATGCGATGATGGATTTTGAGTTGTGGATGCTTCCGGAAGTTTCATTAATGCTTCGGCATTCATATAATATAATAATATAATTAAAAAAAGCGTTGATATAATCTTTTTGTTAAAGATGGTTTTTTAATATATTCGATATCGGCCATTTGTCTTTTTATACTGTCTTGAATTGGCACGACAAAAATATCTTTTTTGTTAGCAGGACACTTTGCCGGTGATACGTCGTAGGTATAACAAGTTCCTGAATCATCTAGATAAATAGGATTATTAGTTATACTCGTCGGATATTTTATTATAATATGTTTCTTTTCTGGGTTATGACATACATAGGTATACAATATCCCAATAGAAAAAGCAATTATAAAAATAAGCGGGTCAATATAAAACCCATTTCCGTCGCGTTTATTTGGGTTGGACATTATAATATATATTAATATATTATGATTGCCGATTTTGAAAAAGATATTAGGGAATTACATCATATTTTTGCACTTGCAAAGGAAGGATCAGATAATGAAGTAAACATTAATGTCGCAAAAAGAGAAGGTAAGGATACAACCGATTTAGAAATTTTAGAACGCAAAATTAATGAAAAAATTGCCCCATGGGATCCGCATTGCACTGTTATAAAAGATTACCTAACAGAATTGCATTTTATTAGAAATAATATTCGCGTTTATTTTAAATTGGTTCAAGACAAATCAAATATCCCGCGCGCAATAGATGCAAATGAGCAGTTAAATGAACTAAACGAAAGGTATAAACTAAAAGACGAAGAGTTATACCTTTCGTTTAGCAAAGTTAGAAATATTCAAATAGATGATAATATAAAACAAGTTATTTTAAAAAGTATTCTCGATGGCGGGAGTATCAATGTAATACTTGATGTAGTCAAACATTATTTCTTACATAAATCAGGCAAAATGAGTGCAAATGATTGTATAAAACATGGAATTAATTATGTAGAAAGTGATGGCAAGTATCCAAAGGGATTATTTAATGGAATGCTTTCGGGAAAATAGTATAAGTGAAAATTAAATTCCCTAATGGTTTTTTTCAATCAAAAAAATAAGTATTATAAAAATACTCAAAATAAGAAATTACAATCGTAATGGCCTCTACAAAGTCTTTCGGCAAGCAAATTATTTCCCTTTTTGCAGGTGCGAATAATGAAGCAATTAATAAAATTTGCGCAGATAATAAACATAATATTAACGTAATACTTAAAACTTATAAAAAGTATTGCATTAATAAAGTTATAGGCGCTAAGTCGCATATTGTTGCTACTAAAGAAAAGCCTATTACGATGAATAGTTATATCGAGTCGCAAATTTGCATCCATTTTAACTCGGATGTTGGCGATATTAGTATCGAATTAGATATTGAAGAATTCACTGAAATTGCGAAACAGTTTCCGGGAATTACTCTTGACTGTTATAACAAATTATCTGATGAAGACAAAGAATCTATTTGTGCGCAAACTACTATTAAAGAGTTATACCTACATTTGCAAACTCTAAAATTCAAACCGGCGCAAATTAAAGCAATTCTTGTTCGAATTGCTAATCATATTAATGTTAAGATTAATCCCGAAAACATGATAGAAAATAATGCATCTGCATCTGCATCTGCATGTGCGTCTGCGTCTGCGTCTGCGTCTAATCATAAGCCAAAGCCTAAGTCAAAGTCAAAAACTACATCTCCGGCTCCAAAAAGGAAAGGGTTAAACAAACTCCGTTCGTTTCAGGCCTACATAACCAAAGAGGGCTTTTTTAATGAGGTTATTGATGATGAAGATATTACATTAATAAGAAAATTCATTGAAGGTATTCCAGGCGACAATATTGTAAAAATGACTAATATATGGAAAACATTGAGTCCTGAAGATAAGGGTCTAATTGACGAGTTCTATTCGTCGTTTCCCGAAATCGAAGATTCAGTTTCTAAAATAGAGAAGTCAAAAATTGCGTCTAAGTTTTTCTTAGAAAACGCGCCAGGGGCGATTGAATTGTTTAAGAAAGTCTGCATTAAAGAAGAAATTTCGGCAATTCCAGTAATTCCTGCAATTCCAGCAATTCCGGTAGAAGTAAGCAAACAAACCAAAACCCCTAAACCAACAATTGCTCCCGAAACAAATAAGATTGTGCTTGGAACTAAAAAAGCAAGCCCGTTCGCTAAACCAGCGCCAAAAGGTAAAGGTAAAGGTAAAGGTAAAGACGAAGTCGAAGATGAATGCAAACACGAAGACGTTGACGAAGATGAAGATGAAGATGAAGACGAAGAATAAATGAAATAATTATGTTAATATAATAAGTAATTAATTTTCTTTGTAATAGTATATGGAGTATAAAACATTTAACAATCCATTATTACTTTTATTATCAAAGAAAGATTTACAACTTTTTTTAAGTAATAATATTTGGAAAATAGATATATTGGCACCAGACATATATCTTATTTATATTTATGACAAAGATAACGTTTTAATAGAAAAATATAATATTAGTCTAAAAGATAAAGAACTAACGATAATAATCGAGATTTATAACGGAACCAAAGAAATCAACTTGCCGTTCTATTTTGCCCTTGACATATTTTATGATATAAGAAATGATGTTGATATTAGATATATAACAATAACTAAAAAAACAAGTATAGACGGTATTAAAAAGTTTCATGGAAACATAAAAAAAACCCAATTACAACACGTAATCAATAAATTGCGTAAGACAGGCACCATCAAAAATATTGCTTTGCTTGATTTATGTTGCGGGAAAGGCAATGATATGGCAAAGTGGCATTCTTTAGGGATACACAATGTAGTCGGGATTGATTATAGCGAAGAAAGCATCCTTGATGCACAGCACCGTTTTTTTGCAAAGAATTATCCTTCTAGTTATAACGTTCATTTTATTAGATCGGACGTTGGCGCCGTCGATCCGACTGCTAATAAATACCTATCTAATTTTTTAACATCTATATCAACCCCGGATGAAACAAATAAAAAGTTCGATATAGTATCATGCAATTTCGCAATACATTATATGTATGCACATGAAGCCAATTTGCGCAACTTTATGGCCATAATTAATAAATATTTGCGCATTGGGGGATACTTCATTGGCACAACTCTAAACAAAGATTTAATACTAAAACTCTTTCCTAAAAAAGAAACTTCATTTTCCGCCCCGCTTCTAGAAATAACCCCAAAAGAGCATTTTTTCGACAATTCAAAAATATATGGGCGCAAATACGGAATACGTATTGGACTCGTGGGAGAGAATACTTACACTGGCAAAGAAGAGTCCAATGAATTCCTTGTAGATTTCCGCGAAATGCGTGCAATTGCATATAAGAACGGGCTTATGCTAATAGAACTTGTCAATTTCAACCAAATTGCAGGACATGACAAATTAAACCAAAACGAAAAACCGGCGAGTTGGTTGAATACAAAATTCATGTTTTATAAACAATTTTAATTATGAATTTCTTGGCCGTTTTCATCTATCAATTTAATGGAGTTCCATTGTTCTAAATATTTTTGCATTTTAGTTAAATATAATATTATAAAATTGTTCAATGTTCCATAATACAAAAATGCAATAGAAACAGCCCTTTCGCGTAGCATAACATTAATACTCTCAAGCGGACTAAGGATTATAATATCATGGTCGTGCCAACTGGTGCTAAGTTTTATTTGATCTGTCTTTGTTCCTACTATTGCAATAATTGCATTATGTTTTAATGGATATTTTACTGGCATGCACGATTGAATACATTTACGCATACCAATTATAGAATTATGATATATGTTTAAATCATAATTCGTTAACCTGCAAAAAGTAGAAGGATGCTTAACAATCGGATCAATCCATCGCGCATAGACTGTTTCGGCATTATCAAATAAATAAGTAGCATTTCCTTTTTTGCGTGATTCTGCTTGTAATACTGTCAAAAAAAACAACTCGTCGGGCGCGCCAAGTATGCGCCGGTTCTTAATTTTATTAATATATTTGTTTCCCTTTGACAAAATGATTTGTGCATCCGGTTTGGTCATGCACCACCATTGCGACGTAGCATAAATATTAGCATAAATGTTTTTTAAACAAAATATTGACCTGCCTTTATGTTTTTTTATATTTTCCAATAAGTTTGGGTTTATAATCGTATCTCCTGATATAAGAATAAAATAATTACACTGTTGCATTGCTTCTCTGATCAGTGCAATTGTGGCGTTTATAATACTAACATCGCCCCATTTCGTAGATACGTATTTTTTTATTATATATTTTTTACATGATTCATCAATTAGGTTAGGGTTCTTTGCATGAATAAAAGTCGCAATTTGGGTTTCTTTAACAAAATTGATTATTACCGGATGAATGTCTGTAATACATAATATTAACAATGCGGGAATCATTATAACAATACTAATTATATTATTGTCATTTTGTGTAATGGCGCAAACAGTAGCCATTCATTTTTGGTTTTGCGGTGCATTGTTTGCCTGATTTTAAGAAACCTGCGCAGATCATGATTTCTTTGGCATTCATTCCTTCTTTGGCATTCATGCTTTCTGTGGCATTCATGCTTTCTGTGGCATTCATGCTTTCTGTGGCATTCATGCTTTCTTTCGTATATCTAATATGACTGACTCCAGAAGAAACGCCATTTTTCATTATGGTATTAATTTTTATTGGTTTTCCGCAATTATGCAACAAAGGTAAATGCGATATTAAGATTATTTCTATTGAATAATTAGATATGATATAGTTCAAAAAATAAGGCACTTCTTGGAGATTTAAGCCAGAACCGGATATAAACCCTTCGTCAATAAATAGTTGCGAATAACAAATATGATAGTATTGCGCCATTGCAATTCTTATTGCAATACCAAAAATAAATTCGCGATATCCACCGCAAGTATTAATTCCCGAAGAAATAATGCCATTTGATACTGACCATTGCAAACTATTATCGCAAATAGTTGCGGTTAATGTCCATGGAACATTTATTAAATTGCCTATTAAGTTGTTTACCGTTTTACATAAATTAGGCAAAACTACTTCTTGGTATAACCATTCGCGGTATCCTTTGCTAATGCTAACTATTTTTTCTAATAGTTTTATTCTAATCGAATATTGTGAAATGTATTCATTTATTTCGCGAATAGTTATAATATTTTGTTGTGCAGTTTCATTAGCGCAACTATTGCGTTCATTTTGTTTTACTAATTTGATATATTTATCTTGCAACCCGGGCGTTATTTTAATGGCAATTGTGTCGTATTTGCTTTGCAATTGCTCTAATTCTTCGGATATCATTGCATTATTGCAATAAATAATATGATTTTCTAATAGAGACAGCCTTTGACGCAAATCGGGCAATTCGTTTACATCAACTTCTACATTAACCTCTCCTTGGATTAGTTTTCTAATTGCAATACAATTTGCGCAACTTGTTGTTATATCTATTAAACTCAACACCCTCGCATGTCCATTATCTATCTTTTTCGGCGATGGCGCCTTTACATCAGCAACGCATTCACGTATTGCATATTTTATGTCTATTATCTCATTTTCTACATCTTCTTTTAAATCGCAAACGTTAGATGGCGAACACGGCCGAATTTGCCTTGCTACGCGTTTGATGTCGCTTTGTAGTATAACTAATTCATCATAATTAAGCGCCTCTTCCGCAATTTTTTCGTGCATTTCAGTTAAATCTAATATTTCATATAAGGTGGTGTTTTTTTCGTATATAGTTTTCATCGTATGCAAATTTTTAATAATAAAATCGTGGGCGATTATGCTTTCTTGTATTGCAAGAAGCATCTTGTGCATTTCTTCTACGTTTAACATTTTATCAAGAATGCCCATTTGTTCCTTACTTGACATTTTAAAAAACGAATAATCATTATTTTGCGATATCATGCACATGATAAGAAAGTTTTCATATGTGCCGATGTTTTTCGCAACCCATTCGTTGCATAATGGATTTCCGGAAAGAATAACAGTGTCATTTTGCATTATCTTTGATTTAATCTCTATTTTGCCGGGAGATTTCATGATGAACTCTCTACATAATATAAAAGAACCGATAGTTATCCGCGTCCATGCGCATTTGGTTGTAGGGGTTATACTATTTATGTAGCAGTCAGATTTCCGCGATTCGATTTGTTTCGAAAATATGCTTAAACAAATGATGTCGAAAATGCTACTTTTACCTGCACTATTGTCGCCTGAAATAATTTTTATAGGGTTGCCATCTTCAAATTCAATTATATTATCATCGTTATAACAAAACAGCCATCCAAATGTTAGTTTAGTTATACCAACATTATGCTCTTCCTTTGGTTGATCTTTTGAGTTTAACATAAGCCGTAATTTAGAATTTCTTATATTAATTTTATCTGAAATTATGCTTAATGTAGGTAAAAAAATATCATCAGGAATACTAAAACTTTCTGGTTCTATTTTGGTTTTAATATAGTCCAACCATGAAACATATTTTTTGGTTTCAATCTTTTCAATATTTGCAGGTGGCGCTTTAATACATCTTTCTATTATAATATTATTATACTGTTCAGGTAAAACAATTTCTGTTCTTATCCGCAACAATTTCGGACATAAAGGATTAGTTAATATATCATCTAAGGTTTTAACATCCTTAATATATATTTGCCCTTCTAACGATTGTGGCAAAACGCAATGTTCAGGAATTATCCCATCTGATGATATGTTCCATATAACAAAGCCATGGCCAAAAAGATTCTCGCCATAATTTTGTTGCAAGAGACTTCCAGGATACGCATAAACAAACCCATTAACAACATTAATATCCGGGATATGAATATCCCCAAGCATAGCAACATCGCACCCGGATCTTAATAACCAGTCTGTGCGTTCTTTAGAATAAATGTCGCCATGAAATAATGCTATTTTTACGTTATCCTTATTTGTTGGCTTTATAAATTCAGGCCAAACTTCATGTGATCCAAAGGTGTCATTTGGTAGCAATGTATCTTTAATAGCGACTAAAGAAAACGTGATATTGAAAATATCATGCAATCCCGTATCATCTAATAGCAAAATATCTTTGTTCATAGTTATGCTATGAAGTATTCCGGGTTCATCGCGGGCATGTTGTTTGAAATCATGGTTGCCATATATTAATATTATTTGTCTACAAAAACATTGCAACTTGTCCATTAAATAATTAAACAAATAAATGCCGGTGCTATCTGCGGTATTTTTTACATGGAAAATATCGCCTGTAATAATAACGAGAACGGATTCTTTGGGATATCCACGCGATTGCAATAATTTTGCTGTGTTGTCAAAAGCATGTAAATAAGCATAAAACCGCGATTGAACTAAATCACCGCTTCTTATATGTATATCACTTAGATGTATAACAGTTTTAATCATGGCTTCGCGTTATGTTATGATATTTTATGTTATGCTATGTTATACTATGTTATGATATTTTAATTATAATACATTATTTTCCTTTTGAAAAAAGCGCATTGAGTATAGGTCTTAAACTCATTTTATTCTTTTCTTTTTTTCTATTTTCAATAACTCGTTTTCGTTCTGCTTCTGCGGCGTTGGCTCTATTCCTTTCTTGTTCTAGTTCAATAATTCTTCGTGCAGCTCTTTGCCGGTCTTCTTCTTCGGCTTTTCTTAAACGCTCTTCTGATGCTGTTCTTTCTTGAATTGCTCTTGCTTGTTCTGCCATTGCTCGTGCGCGTTCTTGTGTTGCTCTTGCGTCTGCATATGCTCTTGCATCTGCACGTTCTTGTTCTGCTCTTGCGAGTTCTTGCCTTGCTTTTTCTTGTAATGCTTTTGCTTTTTCTTGTAATGCTAGTGCTTGTGCAATTTCTAGCGCACGTGCACTTGCCTCTGCTGCTACCTTTGCCTTTGCCTCTGCCTCTGCTGCCGCGCGTTCTTGTGCTTCTTTTAATAATTTAGCAAGTTCTTCTGCTTCTTTTTTTATTAGTTCAGGTGGACGATAATTAATAAATATTTTTTTAGTATATTCTTTTATCGCATATATTACTGGATTATCCTGCATTCCAACACGCACAACACTAAATGGTTGTATTTTGAAATATGCCCCAAGACTATCAGAATTCTTACGAACAAGGTTATTATATAATGTCAACATATCCTTTATTATTAACATTAATAAAACTAAATAGTGTTCTTCATCTGTTTCTTTTATGTTTATAAGGCTATGCGTATAATCATACATATGTTCATTTTTACCATGCGTTGCAATAATATCGGCGCGGAATTTCATTATTTTTTTATAATCAAATAATGTTGATAAATATGTATCAATACCTCTATTCTCACCAAAGGTTATATTTTTATTTTTTGCTAAAAAACTATCTCGCCCGTAAACTACATTAGTAGAAAATATGTTATTTTTATGTAATGTTATTGCCCTAATGTAATCTAAAAAGTCGGTAACTGTTTCATCATCAACATTAAGACTATCAATAATATCATAAATTTTAAGTAAATCAGTGGCTTCTGCTAAATACGTAATTCCTCTAATGCATTGCATCGTTATGCAATTAATGGATATATTTTTTTGTATAAGTCCATTAAGGATCAATATCTCATAATCATATATTATATTAATCTTTTCCTGCGGAACATCATTAATCAAGTCACATAATAAAGAATAAATATTTGGATCACACATAGAATTTCTTGTGATAAGTATGAATAGTTTATACCTTGATTCGGCGGTATTCATGTTTCGTTTAATTTTTTCTATAAAGTCTTGAGAACATGCCGGCGTTTTTAATGAACATCCGCCAAATTTTATATTTTTGGATAGCATGTTTCCCATAATATAATCCATTTCTACATCTGTTTTTTCGGTTTTTATTGACGAAAGCCTTCTATTCAATATGGTATACCCTCCTACTTCAGCGGGTTTTAAGTAATACTTCCTAAAATTAATAAAATAGATATCATCGTTAAGAAAATATTCTGAAATGTCGGGGAATACTCCGACAGTGTCTAGGTATAACTCTTTAAGATTATCGGGTGTAATTATTTTTTGGAAATTACGTAAATTGGCGTTTTTTAAAGCAATTATATCAGTTGATTTTAGTGGATTGCTAGCAGGATCAACTGTTTTTATGTATTCTAGTTGATAACAATAATCATTTTCTGAAGAAAAAGTATTATGTAAAAGCATAACCCTATTGCGCCAATTTTGTTCGTCACTAAAGCGTAATTTTTCCTTTATTGCGCTTCTTATATCACTAATTAATTTATTGCTAATGCATTTGAACTCTTCTTTATTTGCGTTTTGCATTTTTCTTATTATTTTTATTAGATCCATATTAGGAATAGATAATGACAAAGTTACATCACTATCTGGCATTTTTTTTATGAAGGTATATAAATTGTCTAGAACTGCCCTGTTGTTATTACTATCTGGCATTTTTTTTATAAGTATTAGCAATAATCGCAATATTTCAGACAAGTTATAATTATAATGCGATTTGACTGCACCAAGTAATACCTTTAGGTATTGCGAATTCGGTAAATTTAATTTACCAATAAGATCGGTATAACTCTTTATAAACATGGTTTTATTGCGTGCATTTAATACATCGCGGAATAACAATTCTTTAAATTTTTCAGTGTGTATTTGTTTTATTAATTCCGGCATAATGCCATGACGATCATTAATAATTTTGTATATATATTTTGAATACTTATATAAATCATCGGCATCTTCTAGTGTTAACCCTATATCATGAGTTTCCGGAACAACATTAATTCCAACAGGCAAGTTAGTTATATTTGTTTGCATTAAATAGAACATAACCTTTTTAAAATGTATGCTTTCGGGTTTTTTGCAATATGTTGTAAACATTGGTTTATTTCTTATGGCGTTAATTTCCCGCTGTTCATCGTCAGAAATGTATAAATATAAATTAGTAATTTCTCTTATTTCTGGAGAATGCTTTTCAAAAGAATTATAATATAAGTTATTGTCAAAATTATTAGGGTTTAAATTTTTGATTATAAGGGATAATTTGAGTATGCCATCTCTACCTACATTAACTGAAATTACATACAATAATATTGTTTTTAAAATTCTTTGAAGGGAAACATTGTTAATTACTCTATCGGCCATTATTAAAATAGTATAATCCAACCCGTATGCATCAAACCTCTTAAAAAGGTCTTTAAGACGTTCATCTAAACCCATTATATAAAACAGACCGCGTATTTCATCTATATATTTCATAAAGACTTTGGAATCTTCTTGTGTTAATGTTTCATTACTTTCTGGAATTTGCAAGTTATTATGTTTTTGTATAATACCTACTAGAGTTTTTTTTATAATACTAGAAATTTTTTCACGGCGACCTAAAATACGTAACAATTCTCCGTATCTGATATAATTATTAATGCCTTCATCATAAAAACTTTTTAATAAAGTTATAATTCTGCGAGGAATACGCTGACCATGTAATTGTAATTCTAAATAAATTGCCTCTCTAAAGGTATAAAACATATCTCTATCTTCCAATTTAAGAATAACTAGCCTTTCGCTAACATCAAAAAAATCTTGAGTGTAAATATTACTAGTATCTAAGGGCGCTTCCCCAATTTGCAAATTATCTAGTGGCATAATATCACTATCATCTAAATCCGTATTTATAACACTAAAATCATCTAATTGCATAATATCGCTATCATCTAAATCATATGAGTGTATATCAGGTAATATATCTAATAACTCATCTAAACCAATATATTCTGTAATTTTTTTCTCATATTTTTTTGCAAGTAAATAAAAGTTGTTTTGTGAGGCTACTGGCCTGGGAGTTCCTCTAACAAAGTTTATAATATTCATAATCTCAATTGTATTAAGTTTTCCGGTAGTTCGTAATGGCCTAAGCGCAAAAATTCCAATGAATATAATATTTAGTCTATCATCATCATCCAATATATTTCGATACGTTTGCCAGTGTTCACTAAAAAACACGGGGTCAAAACCTAAATCATTTAAAACTTCTTGATTTACATTAATTGGTGCAATTGGCGCGATTCGTGCGATTGGCGCGATTGGCGCGATTGGATTAGGAATTGGTGCGATTGGAATTGGCACAATTGGAATTGGTGCGATTGGATTAGGAATTGGCGCAATTGGTGCATTTTGTGCAATTATGTTTGAGCCGCGGTTTACTATATCTACAAAAGATGGTTTTTGATTTTTAACTGGTCTTGGTGCTGGTGCTGGTCTTGGTGCTGGTGCTGGTGCTCTTGCAACCCGGTCTATGCCTAAATTTGGTCTTGGTCTTGGTCCTTCTGGTGCAGTTGCAGTTGCAGGTGCAGATGCAGATGCAGATGCAGTTGCAGATGCAGTTGCACTTACATCTGCACCTGCAACTACATCTGCACCTGCAACTACAACTGCACTGGGTCTTTGCACGCGTAATTTTGATTGCTCGGCGCTTCGTTTTTCATGTGCGCTCTTCCTTTTTTTGTGAACATTTTTTGCAACTGGACCTGCAACTGGACCTGCAACTGGACCCGGCACTTCCGTAACTGGACCTGCAACTGGACCTGCAACTGGTCTTGGTTCTTGTGACGCATGTGCAACTGGTCTTGGCGCTTCTGCAATTGGTCTTGCAATTGGTCTTGCAAATGGTTTTACATCTAGACTTGGTCTTTTAGCAATTCTCATTGTATGATTAATAATATATGTTTATTAATCATAAAATTTTATTATTAATTAGCAATATGTTTTGCATTATTTATAACTCTAAATAACTATTCGCAAACATCATCGGAAAAATCCTTTATATATTGTCGTAATTCGGAGATAAACGGATTTGGTCTCATGTCTAATCTTATTCGCGTATCAATATTCCCTATGTTATTTATTTTGTTATATAATTCAATAATATCATATATTGACGTCAAAATAGCCTTCCACATGTTGTTAGGTAGCAATGTATTACCAGTATTTAAACTCTGTGCTTTTTTACGGTTATACTTATGGATAACGTATGACTCTGGACTAGTGATCCTAAATTTGATATCCCCAATTGCCCCGGTTGCCCCCATTGCCCCGGTTGCATTGTTTATAAAATCGTTATATCTTTTTCTATCTACATTATTATATTTAAGTTTACCATTATTAGCCTCAAATTCTTTGCGCCCCTCTGTTATAATATGGTATAAATTCTTTCCTTTTGTATATCTAGTTATATATGTAATATAATCTAATAAATCAGATACTTCTGCGTTCATTATATCCATATTTTCTAATGTTGCATGCATTTTAAATAATCTTTTCGTATATATCTCATCTTTAAGGTATACCTCATCTCTATTATATGCAATGCCGTTTTTGCATAACATTTGTCCCTGTCCCCGTCCATTGCATTTTAACTCAATATTCTTTATTAGTTGACCATTTACAATATATTCTTCATAATCATATATAATATTTATTCGTTCAGAGGGTATACCTTCAATTAAATCACATAACAAAGCATAATTTTCTGGTTTACATACAGCACGCCCATTGAGTATAATAAACAAACGGGATTTTTCTGGTTTATTAAGTTTTATTTTAATTTTATCAAGATAGTCAGACTCCGGAGGAAAATATGTAACTTGTCCCTTATTTTTTATAACCCCCATAATGTAATCAATGCGATATGATAGATTGCCAATTGGACTGCCCGACGGTAATCTTATATCAAACGCATTATTTGCAAAATTTGGATTTATAAAAAATTGTCGAAAATTTATATAATACAAATCATCATTCCCAATATATTTAGTTATATCAAAGGTAATATTCGGATTTGTCCTGGTATACCTTTCTGTTATGCTTTCTATTGTAACGCCTTTTGGTAATTTATTAATATCTGCATCAATGTCAGTATGGTATAACTGAAATTGATAATCTCTATCTGGTGAAAAGGATGCTGCAATTAAGCTTAATTGCAATCTTCGAAATATTTGGCCTAAATTACGTGTTCTTTCTTTTATGCCTTTCCTTATAGAACTAATTAAATTATTAATTATAATGGTGCCAACTTGATACGGTGCATTACTTAATTTTATTGCTACTTCGCGTAGGGCATTAACATTAATATCATCGGTTATACTCTCACTCGGCAATCTTTTTATTAGCGTAGATATTCTACCTAATGAGGCTATTTCATTATAACTTTGAACAGGATTAATGTTGCGAATATTCGTGGTATCGATACCTGGTAATCTCAATCGCGCCGTTAGAATGTTTTGTAATAATAACAATAAGTCATAAATATTATCTTCATAATTCCTAATATCAAGAGTCAAACTTGACTCTATAGGCAAAGTATTTTTTGAAACGCCTTCACTTTCTGCTTTAATACGGGCAATTTCTCGGCGTTCAAAAAAACCAGGTTTTTTGTCTTTTATTTGTTTACCGCGAGATTTTACTTCCTCTAATGCAATTTTTAGTCGTATAAGTTCATCAGTATCGCAATTGTCAAGCATATCTTTGAATTTATTAGAAAAATCTTTATTATCATTTAGGTCTTTATACAAAGACGACTTAAAACTAATCTTTTCCAATTTTAGTTTAAAACGGTTACGCGATTTATTTATATATTGTTTAATTTCATCGCGCCAATAATAAAACGCGTGTTCATCTTCTGCACGCAATATGAGTCCTAACATTGATGGCATTATTTCTGCGGAAATAGGCAAATCTATAACTTGTTTAGACAGTTCATGAAATATTACTTGGTCTAATTTTATTCGCAAATAATGCGATGTAGATAAAGTTATTTTGGTAATAAATATTGCATAATAGTACCTAAATTCTTCCAAATTTATTATGTTTATTAAATTACTAAAGTCTATTCTAAACCTTTTATTTTTGTCCTCGTTATATTGTGTCATAAAATTATTATCTTTTTCAAGTTTAACCCATAACGGTTTACGATAATCCCAAAAATAGTCAATATAATGATTTGTCAACCCGACATCGTATACATCAGGTAAACCATTAAACCCTATTACAAAATCAGTTTCTATAAGATCATACTGTTCGGGTTGTTTAACCGATTCTAAAATTATTTTCAATAATGCTAATAATTTAGTGTCTTGATTAAGCAATATTGTAAATTTTTCATGACGGCGGAGTGCATGTTTTTCGTTTATAAAATCATCTATTATTAATGTTAGATTTTTTTGAAATATCTTTGATATTAACTTGCTTATCCATTTAGTCTTTAATGCCAATAATCCTTCATGCTCTTCAATGCCTCGAATGACGGCATTAATTTCATTACGATAATTATAAAAATCCTCTTCGTCTTCTCTTCTTAAAATATGCCCTATTAGTGAAGGTGTTAATTCTTCAGAAAACGGTAAATCTACTATTTGTTTAGTTATTTCTATATATCTTAAACGATCAATCATACCATGCAAATATCGTGAATTTGCAAGGCTTAATGCATTTATAAAATTTTTATACAACTGAAATTTAGCATGTTCCTTTATTGTTTCACTAATAAAGATATCTTCGCACATTTTTTTAAAAAACTTGTTTACTGGTAGATTTAATTGATCAATAAATCGGTCATTTTTATTGAGTTCTGCCCATATTTCTTTACGATATTGATAGAAATAATTTATATCTGCAAAAGTCAACCCAATGTCGTATACATCAGGTAAACCATTAAACCCTATTACTAAATCGGTTTCTATAAGATCATACCGTTCGGGTTGTTTAACCGATTCTAAAATTATTTTTAATAATGCTAATAATTTAGTGTCTTGATTAAGCAATAGTGCAAATTTTGCATGACGGCGGTCTTCATTTGTTTCTTTTATAAAATCATCTATTATTAATTTTAGTTTTGGTTTTAAAAACTGTGGTATAAACTTACTTATCCACATAGGCTTTAATGCCAATAATCCTTCATGCTCTTCATTGCCTCGAATGATTGCACTGATTTCATTACGATATTTATAAAAATCCTCTTCGTCTTCTCTTCTTAAAATATGACCTATTAGTGAAGGTGTTAATTCTTCAGAAAACGGTAAATCTACTATTTGTTTAGTTATTTCTATATATCTTACTTTGTCTAAAGTAATGCGGAAATAATGCGATGTAGGTAAATTTATAACTCTAATAAATATTACGTATTTTGGCCTAAATAATTCTTTACTGGCAGAATTTATTAATTCAATAAATCCTCTTCTAAACCGTTCATTCCGATCATCATTATATTGTCCCATGAAAGCACCATCTTTTCTAAGAGCATCCAATAATGGTTTACGATAATCCCAAAAATAGTCAATGTAGTCCAGTGACAACCCAATGTCGTATACATCAGGTATTACGGTATCCTGCAACTGAAAATCTGTTGTTTGCAATATAATTTCTACTGGTTTATATTTCTTAGAATCTTCCAAAATTATTTTTAATAATATAAGCAAACTACTGTCCTTTTTAAGTAATTCTAAAAATTTAGCATGACTTTTATCTTGGTCTTTCTCTGAAATATAATCAGATATTATTGATTTATACCAACCAAACCGTGAGTTAAGTTTTAATGCTTCTTTATATCTAGGATTAGCAATAATATGCGCATAAATATCTTTCCGAAATTCATAAAATTCCGGTTCGTCTTGTTCACGCAATATGAGCCCATATATCGCGGATATAAGTGAGAACTCCATAGGCAAATCCGTTGTTATCTTTGATAACTCATGAAATTTTACTCTATCTAATATTTGTCTTAGTTTTCTTACTACATTATTGTTAATTCTAATAAGTCTGTTATACTCAGAGTTATACATATTACCGTCTGCCATTATAAGATTGTCATGCACTAGGTTATAATATTGCCTATTTATTGGCTTCTGGAATTCAGGATCAGCCTTAATTTCGACGCCAATCTCTTTGCGATATGTAAAAAAATCGTCTCTGTCTGCTTCGGTTAAGCCCGCTTCATTAATGCCAAGGTCGTATTGTCCTGGCAAATCAACAGTTACCGCTACATAATTTAAAATCTTTTTTAACACTTTCTTAAATTTTGGTGTTATGTCTTTGCAAAATTTAGCAAATTTGTTTTTATTGATAATTCCAATAACTATATCTCGCGTTAACTCTTCATAACTATTTCGAGCGGCATATGAAAGGTATAAATAAATATTGTTTACCGCGCCAGGAGCTGGATTATACCTAATTATTGCATCTATTTTTTCGCGATGGATATTCCATGAGGTATAATCCAAATCAGTAATAATGTCATCAACACCGTTATCGATATATTTAGATATTTGCAACCCAGGCAAATCTGGGTTCTTAAACTCGATATAAATTAGAATTTTCTTTAATAAAATTCTTAATTCTTGGTCGCGGACTTTAGCCCAGATTTTATAAAAATCTTTTATGCTTTCATATTTTTTGTTTAAAAAAGTTTTATAATAATCATAGTCATCATTGTATAAAATAAAAAAATATCTAACTCTAGATAAATTTATATAAAAAAAGTATAAATCTTCTTCAGTATAACCATTATCTGGATAGGTATTAAGAACTTGTGCCATTTGCACTTTGTCTTTTTGTAAATTTATAAGCATTTTTTTTAGAGTTGCAGACAAAGATTTATTGCTTTTGCGGGTAATTAGAAATTTTGTATAATGTTCGCGTGTCATAATGCCTTGTTGAATATACGCATTAATATCGTTAATAATGTTATGTGTAATCTTGCTATTTATTAATAATGCATATTTAATAAATAAATCATAATCTTCAGGAAGTAATATTTCTGCTTCTTCTGATATTGATAATCCGATATCCTTGCCAGGCAAATCTATGGTTTCTATGTCTAAATCACTTATATCTATGTAATCATCAAAGGATTGTATCAATACCTCCTCTTTTGGTTCTGTTTCTATTATATCAGGCAATATATGTAGTATATCTAACAACAATGAATATTCTATTCGTTGTTTATATCTAGAATATAACTCATAGAAATAATTTTTAATTATAACTAAGCGACGTGCCATGTGTTCGCGATCTGCATACTCTATTATGGTTAAAATGTCGTCATCTGTTTGTGGAGTTATCTTTGAAAAGTCATTAAATATTTGTGTTGTGTCTCTAAACATTACAGTCTTTGCCTGTGGACTAATGTTCTTGGCGTTTATACTTATTTGAATATTCGTTATATCACCGGCATAAATTTGCATAAATAATGCAAAATTATATCTAAAAAATGTAGCATTAAAATCACGTTGATTTATTACTTCTATATTTATTCTGTCATTTACAACTGGTCGGCGCACTGGCCTTTTAATAGGCACATGCCCACGAATAGGAACAGGAACAGGCACGGGCATTGGCACATGAACATAAATCGGCGGTTCGTTTAGCACTCCACTTCTTATATAACTATTAACTTTATCATAAAAACCATTTCTAACAGAAACCGGTCTTAACTTTTGTGCTGATTTATTTGTCCAAGTGATGTAATTATCAATCATATTTGGATCTTCACCTCTAATTGTTGCCGGATTATAATCTTTCATAAATAAATCAAATAGATAGCGTTGTTCTGGTGATAATCGATCCCGTTCATCAATATATCTATTAATAATATTTGCATAATTGTCGCGAAAAACTTGGGGGTCGAATCCAGTTATATTTATCTCTTCTTGGGGTTTTCTTGGTTGGGTTGGGGATATTCTTGGACGCATTTTTATTGGAGGCGCGGGCGCGGGTGCTGATACTGATGCTGATGATGCTGATGCTGATGATGCTGATGATGATGCAATCCTTTGGTTACTTAAAGGAATACCCGCATTTCCGCGTAAATCTATGCGGGATTTAGATGATGCTGTGCCTGTGCTTTTGCCTGTGCCTGTGCCTGTGCCTGTGCCTGGCATATTTGTTTGTGTATTCCCTAATGCAAATTTAGCATTACGTGATATAGGACTTGCTTTTTCTTGTGCTTGTGTTTGGGCTTGTGCTTGCAACGATGCACGTTTTTGGATATTACTAAGTTTCTGTGCGATAGGACTTTCAGAAAAAGGAACAATTTTAGATATAGGATTAATTGGAGGCGCGCGTGCTTTTGCTATAATAGATTCTAGTTTAGGATCAATGACAGGAATAGGTTTAACTGTATTTTTTACTACTTGTATTGGTGCAGAAATGGGCGTAGATGTAGGAACAGGACTAGACATAGGCATAGGCGCAGAAACAGGAACAGGAACAGGACTAGGCATAGGCATAGGCATAGAAACAGTAACTGGAATAGGAACATAACCGGGTGGCGCTTCAGGTGCATTTGGCACAGGGACATACCCTTGTTTTGCTTTAGGTGCACGAACACGTGCGTTTGTTCCCGCATTTATTCCCGCATTTATAAAATCACGGGCATTCTTTGAATCAGGAGGTGCATTTAGAACAGGTTCCGGAGGTGCAGTTGGTATAGGATCCGGAGGTGCATTTAGAACAGGATCCGGTTGAGAATTTAAATATGTCTTTTTAATTCTTTTGACATCTTGTTTTGAAATATTGGCTAAATTACGTCGACGCAATTCTGCAGCCATTAATACTTCATCTTCCGCTCGTTTGCTTTCTGCTATTTGGGCTTCAGTTGGTTGATTCACATTATCGGTTGTGCTATATGACATAGCACGGTATAATATAATATAATATATTATATGTTAGTAGAAAAAATTACAATCTAATAAATTAGTATAATATAAATAACTTGTTAATAAAATTTTGTATTCCAGAAAGCAAAAAAGTCTTAGTGGGTTTTTTCTTTACATTTTTTATATCTATATCTGTAATTAATATATAATGTTTTAACATTTGCGCAGACAATAAAATAACAAATGCCCCATACATATAACCAATGCCGCCAACGCCGCCTCTTTGAGATATATGTCCTCCGCCATATTGAGCATCCAAATTAAATGGTAAAACATCAGCATAATTATCAAACTCGTCTTCTATCCCATGATCAATCAACCCCAACATTCCTAAATAATCAAGCGCTTCTCTATCATCGGCAACAACATCATCAATTAATTCTTGCCTAAGTGGCGAATCAATAATCGATTTTTGCGATTCGGTTATAACCTCGCGTAGTCTTGCCAACCGTTGGCCTTCAATCGCAAAATCGTTGCTGTTTATTCTATTCAAAGCCTCACGCAAACCAGGAATTTCCCGGCCTATTTGCGATAATTCTGTTTCAATTAGTGCAGGTAATGAAACAGTCTCAACAACTTCATTTTGCGATGTAATAATAAAATCTAAGGTATTCTGTATATCTTCGTGAGTGCCAATTATTTTATATGGACGCGAAATTACGCAAGGCGGCGCTCTGCATTGCGATTTTAACGCCCCGGCTTTATTAAAATGGCGTAAATCAGGATCAATGCCAATCTTGTCGCATATTTCTAAAAAATAGTTATACCCAGATTCCGACAAATATTTCTGAAATATGGCGTTGGTTATGTCATTGGTATTAACAAGAAATTTAACTGAAGCATATTTCTCGATTATTTCTATTTGCAATGAATCTATATCATCTAACACGGACAATCCCGCATTTGAAAAAAACTGCACAAAATTAATGAATTGCGACAATGTGCGCGATGGCGTCTTTGCGCGTATTTTACGTAATTCTGAACTAATTATATCTAATTCATTGGTAAAAAAATTAATTTTTTTGACCCGGCCTTTATCACACATCAGTGGCCCTCGCGGACATGTGGTATTAATCTGAACTTTGGTTTGCTTGCCATTTATTAATTGCGAATTGTAATAAATATCTAATTTATCTTCAGGGATATATAATAAAGCCATGCAAATAAAGGCATAAAATTTCTCCTCGCATATATTTGCGTCATTTAGATAAATGTTTATTTTTTTTTTAGTATTTATAAAAACATAAATAGTTTCATATAAAGGCTCAATGACGGTTTGCGGATATTGCAATATTTTTGTTGTATATATTATATTAATATCATCAAGATGACGCGTAATTTCATCGTCCATATAAAAATATGCAATATTTATTATTACATGACGTTAATGTAATAATAATTTAACATAAATTCCTCAAATTAATAAGCTAAATTATTATTTATGATTGGCGGTTAAGTGTAATCATAAATAATATTTATTACATGATAATGCCTATTTAAGAAAGGCATGATTTTACATATCTTACGATACTTTGGGCGATTGGCGTAGAATGTTCTGGAAGTATAACTGCATTAGGAGGGGCAATAGCCGAAATGGATGCGGCTCCTCTATCAGCAGCAGCAGCATAAGCACAAGCAAATGGTGCAGGCCAGTTATCCATATAATATGTTCTTGCAAGCAATGAGGTTGCGGCGTCTGGAGGAGGATATGCTACAGGAGCACCAGCAGCAGGCCATATTGCGCGTGCTGCTCCTCCGCGTTCCGCATTAATAATTGCGTCATAACCCGCCATAAGTTGTAATATCAACATCAACATAAATTCTTTATAATTTAGGCCTTTGGCTGCAGTCGATAATCCTTGGGCTGCTGCTGCTGCTCCTGCTCCTGCAGCAACAAAAAATGTCGCCCCAGCATTAGCAGCATTTTTATCTATACCATATCTAGTTTTAGGTTGCGCTATTCTTTCGCAAGTCCAATTTATTGCACTTGGAGCACCAGATATGCTCATATCAAAAGTATAAGAGTTCATATGAGATCGTGCATCTCCTAATACTGCAGGTGCAGGACCCGCCATCTGCATTCCAACTGCATCAACACAATGATAACCTAGAAGACCATTTGCAGCCGCATTTGCTCCCGCCGGAGCTCCGGTATGAAGCCCACCTGCATTGGTGGGGGCGGGATTCCCCGCAACACCTGCGGCTGTGTCATCTCCTGCGCCTATTCTGGACATACCACACATTGTATCTGCACGAGAGGGGTTAATACTGCCCACTCCAGCAAAAGTCGGTAAAGCACTAACCGGAACGCATCCTTTTAATAAAGTTATCTCTTCTGCTGTGAAGAATGATCCTACTGCGTTTGCAGCGGCTAAATTAGTAAAAAAAGTGTTATACTCTGCATTAGATGTATCAAATAAATAATTATTATAACCTTCCGGATCTGTTCCAGGAGCAACAGGAACAGCAACATTAGGCGCCATCCAGTTTTTTCCGGAATATAAAGCATGCGCCGCCTGCAATCGAAATCGCTCCTTTCTTGCGTCAGTATTTCCAGTAATCATGTAGTCATACCTCAACAATACTGTAAGAAAATTTTTGAATTTATTTAGTGCAGTTTCGAGTGGGGTTGGGCCTCCATTTGCAACATTAGGTAAAAAACCAGAGTTCAACATATTAGTATGATTCGTCATCAGTCGCACAACTTCCGAATACATATAACTCAACTCTTCCGTAAATACACTATGCTTCGCAGTAGACAAGCCGTTTTTGCATGTCAGCGCAACACCGTCGCATTTTAGATCTGCACCTGCTCCTGCTGTTTTGACGCCGTTTGAGACAACTTTCGTGTTGTTCATCCAAATATCAATCTTTGATTTATCATAAATAATGTCCGTCATCTTGCATATAAAATCGTAGAAAATTTTGCAACAGATGCTATCTGCATTTAAAAATATGGTAAGTTTTCCTGTAAATGTTTTGCTTGA